AGCAAAAGAAAGAAGCTATTGCTGCAGGAGACGGAGAAAAAGTCCTTCAAGTTGACGATGCAATCGACGAATTAAAGACTGCCCGTAAAGAAGAGAGGATTTCTGCCCCACCTCAAGCTATTGACCCAGCATTTATTGCATGGCAAGAAGATAACCGTTGGTTTGGTAAAGATACTGACTTAACTGCTGAAGCTAATTTAATTGGTGAAGTGGTAAAACGTCAAAATCCTAACCTTATTGGTTCAGAATTCTTGGAAGAAGTGACTAAGCGTGTAAAACGTATGTATCCTGAAAAGTTTACTAATGCTAACCGCAATAGACCTAATCCAGTAGAGGGTTCTACGGCAAAACCTGCAGGAGCACGTGGAAAAGGCTTTAATGACCTACCACCTGAAGCTAAACAGGCTTGCCAAAAGTTTGAAAAGCAAGGTTTAGTAACGCGAGACCAATACATCAAAGAATATTTTGGTGAATAAGTCTTGTTTTTATCTAGTAATTACACATAAAATCAGTTAGGAGTAATATAATGGCAAGAGTAAGCAAAAACCAAAGTAATTCTGATGTACAAATTAGGTCTGAGGCTGACCGTGGAACTGAGCAAGTCCGCACCCAAACCCAAAGACCAAGACGCAGTTCAATTGGTTCACCAAAATTAACTTTGGCAGTTCAAAACGAAATCCAAGGCTATCATCTATGCTGGATGAACGACGATGGAAACGTTGAGAACGCAGTAAATAGCGGCTATGAATTTGTTACGCGAGGTGAGACCGAGTTAGTATATGGAGTTACTCCATTAAATGTCGACCTAGCGGACAAAATCAAACAAAAGGTAGGAACTAACGAAGCAGGGCATCCCCTGTACGCTTTTTTAATGAAAATTAAGCAAGAATGGCATGAGGAAGATATGGCCGAACTAGCTCAAGAAAACAAGCGTATTGAAGAAGCCATTGCTGGCGGAAATATTAATGGTGCGGATGGTCAGGATGGACGTTATACGTCTAATATCTCGATTAAACGTACTTAATTTAAACTTTATTTGGAGTAACAAATGGCAAACACAAACACCCCAAAGGGATTCTCTCCCATTATTTATGGTGGTGGTGCTGCAAGCAACCAACAGGTGCGTACATACTACATTCCATCAACTGATAGCTCTGCCTATTATATTGGTGACGTGGTTAAAGCAATTGCTGGTTCCGACGCAAACGGCATCCCTGCTATAGCAAAATGTGCTTCCGGTAACACCCCACGTGGTGTAATCGTAGGCGTAGTAAACCCTAACCCAGGTAATCCTTCACTCCAGGGTGTAACCCTTGATTTGACTATTACTGGTGTTCCTGCAACTAAGTCTAGTGCTTATTATGTTTTGGTAAATGATGACCCACGTCAAGTTTATGAAATCCAAGGCGATGGCACAACTTTTGTAACAACTGACGCTAACAAGAACGCATCCTACACTGTAGCTGTTCCTTCTTTAGGCTATCAATTGTCAGCAACAGTATTAACAGCACCTGCAACAACAAGCTCACTTCCATTAAAGATTTTGGGTTTCCAACAGGTAATAGGCAATGAATTAGGGCCTTATTCTAATTTCATTGTTCAGTTTAACCAACACGAGCTTGCCTACGGCACTGCTGGCGTTTAATTAGGAGAATATAATGGCTGGTGTAATTACAACTGGTTCGTTCCCGAAAGCCCTATGGCCTGGCATTAAAGCCTGGTGGGGTCGTTCATATGACGAGCATCCTGTAGAATATACAGACCTTTTTGATACAACAACATCTGACAAGAACTACGAAGAGTATGTCCAAGCTACTGGCTTTGGATTGGCTCCACGTAAACCACAAGGTTCCGGTGTTTCATACGATTCTGAAAGTCAAGGCTTCGTAACTCGTTTGACCAACGTTGCTTATGGCTTAGGTTATATCGTTACTCAAGAAGAATTAGCTGACAACCTTTATGAAGTTGTTTCCAAGCGTCGTGCTGCTGCAAATGCTTTCTCTATGCGTCAAACCAAAGAGAACGTTGGTGCTGCAACTTACAACAACGCTTTTGATAACGCATATGCTGGTGGTGATGGTGTTTCATTGTTGAACGCTTCTCATCCAAACACTTCAGGTGGTACTTTCTCTAACTTGTTAACTGTTGCAGCTAACTTGTCTGAGGCAGCTATTGAAAACTTGATGATTCAGCAAATGTTGGCATTGAATGACCGTGGCTTACGTATCAACTTGATGCCTAAGAGCCTAATCGTTCATCCAAGCAATTGGTTTGAAGCTAACCGTATTTTGAAGTCTGTATATTCATACAACACAAACGGTAGCAATCCTGGTATTTCTTCAAACGCGGTAAACGTATTAAACGCTACTAATGCCCTCCCAGAAGGCATTAAGATGAACCACTATCTGACCTCTACTAAAGCATGGTTTATTCGTGCTCAAGTTCCAACAGGTACAGGTATGATTCACCAAGAGCGTCAAGCGATTACCTTTGACCAAGACAATGACTTTGACACCATGAATGCCAAAGCCAAGTCTTACGAGCGTTATGCGTTCGGTTGGGGTGACCCACGTGCATTGTGGGGTACTCCAGGAGCCTAATAGCTCTCCACGTGAGCGATTCCCCCTAGTTCTCAAAAGGTTCTAGGGGGTTTTTTCTCTAAATATAAAGGATACAAAAATGCCGAACAAAAAATTACGTGATGGTCAGCCAGTTGGTATGGGTGTTAAAGCTCCTTATGGTGCTAATAAGCCACAGAAGACGGGCGGTAAGACTCCTAAACAACCTACTAAAGCTCCAAAGCCTAGAGGCGGTTATTAATCATGGCAAAGGACATTAAAGTTCAAATTCTAAATGATGGTTATAGAAATACAACCATCAAAATTAGTGGCTATGTAAATGCTACAGACTACACTAACGAATCTATCGTTGATGCTGCGACATTAGGTCAAGTTAATGCTGAAGGCAGTAAAGCAAGTTCTTTACGTGTCACAAGAATTAACTATGATATTGAAGATGCCTTACAAGTAGATTTAATTTGGGGTGGTGGTACACCTGCAACTCTTTGGAATGCAACAGGTCGTGGAGAAATGGAAGGTCGTGATTTTGGTGGTATTACCAATAATGCTACAACACCAAACCAAACTATTCTATTAACTACAACCGGTGGTGGCGTTGCAACTACTAATTTATCTTTTTCCATTGTTTTAGAAATCGTAAAAGCAAGCTAAAATGCAAGTAGCCAATGCAAACGCTAAAGAAATACAGTTAATAGCTACGGTTACTCGTGCTGATGGCACTGTCGAAGAACTAGGCGTTATTGACTATTGGCACGTTAACCCAATTAAACGATTTGTTTGGAAACTAAAAAAGTTTCTAGAAAGGAAATAAAATGGCAACTTTGCTCGTAAACACAGGCAAAGCCATTATTACCAACTACCTTAATGGTGGTGCAGCTACTCAGCCAAAGTATGTGGCATGGGGTACAGGTGCAGGTACTACTGGTGCAACTGATACGACTTTGTTTACTGAAGTGTTACCACGAGTTTCAGGTACAACTTCACAAGTAACAACTTCCACAACTAATGACACATACCAAGTAGTTGGAACTCAAACTGCAGGCGTTACTGAAACAATTACTAACGCTGGTTTGTTTGATGCTTCTACATCAGGTAACTTATTTATCAAGGGCGACTTTACTGGCGTTCCACTAAGTTCCGGTGATAGCATCCAATTTACTTTTAAATGTCAATTTAGTTAAGGATAACAATGGCTTTTGTTTTAGCGGATAGAGTTAAAGAATCTTGTTCATCTCCTGGTACGGGTACAGTTACCCTACTAGGTGCTGCAACAGGTTACCAATCCTTTTCTGCTGGAATAGGGGCTAATAACACAACTTACTACACAATTGCCGACCAAGGTGGTGCTAATTGGGAAGTAGGTTATGGAACTATCGGGGCAGGCGGTACAACTCTAGCGAGAACTACCGTCCTAGCTTCCTCAAATTCAGGCTCATTGGTGAATTTCTCCAGTGGGTCGCAAGATGTATTCTGTGACTACACCGCAGGTAAAGCAGTATATTTAAACTCAAGTGGAAATGTTAGTGCATTAGGCACAATTACTTCAGGAGTATGGAATGGAACAACGGTTCCCGTTGCTTATGGTGGTACAGGAGTAACGGCTTCAACTGGTGCAAATTCAGTAGTTTTGCGTGATGCTAGTGTTAACATCTCTGTAAATTCTATATCCGAGGGTTATTCTAATGTTGCTGCTGCTGGTACAACCACAGTATTAACAGTATCTTCTGTACCAAATTATGTAGTTACAGGCTCAGGAGGACAAACTTATCAATTGCCTGATGCAACCACTTTAGCTAGTGGAGTTAATTACACATTTAATAATAATCAAAGTAGCGGGACAATTGTTGTTAAAAACAACTCTAGCACTACTATTGCAACCATTCAATCTGGTGGTTTTGTTGATGTAAGTTTGTTAAGTAATGCAACTGCAGCGGGGTCTTGGGATGTCCATAATTTTGCTCCATCTAATGTATCTTGGTCTACCAATACATTTGATTATCCAGGCTCTATTACTTCAGCAACTTGGAATGGTAATACTGTTGCCTACAATCGTGGTGGTACAGGCCAATCCTCAGCATTTACGGCTGGTGGCATAGTTTATGGCTCTACCACTTCAGCATTAGCAGTTACCCCTATTGGAACAACTGGTCAAGTTTTAACTTCTGCTGGTGCAGGAACGCCTACATGGACAACTCCTGCAACTGGAACTGTAACTAGCGTAACTGGTACAAGTCCCGTAGTTTCTAGCGGTGGCAATACTCCTGCTATATCTATGCCAGCCGCCACAGGTAGCGTAAACGGCTACCTTACAAGTGCTGATTGGACTACATTTAACAATAAAGGTAGTGGTACGGTTCCTTCTGTAACTGGTACAGCACCAGTAGTATCTTCAGGCGGTGCAACTCCCGCTATTAGCATGGCTGCTGCAACAGGAAGTGTAAATGGCTATTTGACTAGCACTGATTGGACAACTTTTAATAATAAAGCTGCACCATTTACCTATACATCTACTTACATTCCTTACGGTCAAGGCACTACAACCCCTAACCAATCGTCTAGCTTAACTTTTGATGGCACTACACAAACTGCCCCAATTCAAAGAGCAAGCAACGGCATCATAGTTAATAACATGACTGTTTCAGCTAGTTATTCAATTGCTTCAGGTGATAGCGGAATGTCGGTTGGCCCTGTAACTGTGGCAAGTGGTCAATCAGTGACTGTCAGTTCGGGCAGTCGTTGGGTTGTTCTGTAATGTTTGGAGCTTCACCGTTCTCTTCTGCCCCTATATCGGGTAGTAGTAGTACATCTTACTTACAGGCTTTAACTGCCGTAGTAACATCTGTAGCAACCATAGCCAAGTTACCTGGAAAGCTAATGTCAGTAGCAGTAACTAGCACTGCATCTATTAAAAGAGCTATTAGTAAGAATATTTCTACCGTGGTTGAGAATGTCTTAGTTGTATTAACTGAAT